TGTCTCCTTGTTGTTTCCCTGAAAAACAAATCCACGAGATTCACCTGTTTTCCTGGTATTCCACCAAGCTCCATCGGCAGGTAAGTGACCCCCTCCTGTGAGTCCTACAAACCCCACTCCCGGCTTTTTAGCAACATTCAGGTATTTCTTCAAATCCTGGGGAGTGGAAAGTATTTCTATATCGTCGTGACATAAAACTATAATATCACCATCTTCAAGAGGCATTTTCTTAAAGAAGTCTATATTATCTTTATGACCTTGATAAATAGATGTAGCGTCATAAACAACATTTATTCTTGTAAACTCATTAGAGTTACAATAACTAACAAGGTTATCTAAAGATTTAGGTTGTTTATCTTTTCTACTACAAACAGAAAAATATATCATGAATAATAATAGTGAAAATCTTGAGGATATTGCAGAAGAATTCAAGAAATGCTCTCGTAGTTGCGAATATTTTACAAATCGATACATCAAGGTTGTACACCCAATGCGAGGGATGGTTAATTTCAAACTCTACCCGTTCCAGACCCGTATTCTAGATGAGTTTCAAGACTATCGACTTACAATCTTGCGTAAGTTTAGACAGGCAGGTTGCACCACCCTAATGGCTGCATATGCTCTTCACTTTTGCATATTTGGTACAAATAAAAGGGTCGCAATCTTATCCAAGGGTGATGCTGAGGCAAAAGAGGTTATTTCCAGAATTAAAATTATGTATGAGGAGCTTCCTTTCTGGATGAAGCCCAAGACTACTAGAGACAACGATCACACACTTTCTTTTGAGAATGGATCATCTATTCAATCGAAGGCATCAGGAAAGCAGTCAGGACGCTCCATCTCGGCTTCTTTGCTTATCTTAGATGAGGCTGCATTCATTGAGCACATTGATACTATCTGGGCTGCTGTAGGTCCTACAACGTCTACAGGTGGCCGTGTAGTATGTCTCTCTACGGTCAATGGTATTGGCAACTGGTTCCACAAAATGTACACGCAGGCAACTGAGGGTGACAACGGATTTCACCCAATTGATATTAAGTGGGACGAGCATCCAGAGTATAAAAGACATGAGGGCTTTGAATGGCTGTATGAACAAATGGAATCTTGCAACCCGCCAATTATTGTCGATAAATGGGAGGAGCAAACTAGACGCAAGCACAGCTACAAAGAATGGTTGCAGGAATATGAGGCAAGTTTCCTAGGAACTGGCGAGACTTATATTGAAGGTGAGATCTTACGCAACCTTAAAGAAAATTGCAGTCAGGACTACTGGATCAAGTATAACAATAAAATGAGAATATGGGAAGATCCTCAGCCTAACCATGAGTATGTCTTAGCTGCTGACCCATCAATTGGTCGTGAGAGGGATTACTCAGCCTTCCATATCATTGACATCTATAATGGTAAACAGGTGGCAGAGTTTTACTCGAATAGAACACCAATTAATGAATTTGCAAGAATTATAGCAGATGAGGCAAGCTACTACAATACGGCGTTCGTGTGCCCAGAGAGGAATGGTATTGGTAACAACCTCATATATTTCCTGCAAGAGGAGCTAGAATACGAAAATCTAGTGATGGATGATGGTCGAGAGATTGGGATACAGATCACTCAAAAGAATAAAGAGATCCTATTAGCTGACTTGGAACACAATATTAGGTCAGGAAGGGTGCTAATTAACTCTGAGCGATTGATAAATGAACTGTTAACTTTCATTATTGACTCTGAAACTGGCAAAGTTAAGCCAGATACTAACTGCCACGATGATTTAATTATGTCCTTTGCCACTGCAATTAAGGTTTTTAACAACTTAAGAGGGAATGCCTTCATTGAGAAGTCAGAAGATAAATCTTATATCCCCCAAGATGTGCAGAACGCTTATACATATAAGGTGAAGACATCCACGGATAACCTTACACAAGAGAATATTAAATGGCTGATCGGCAAGTAAGAGAAGGAGCAGAGGGGTTCACCCAGTTTTCGAACCCTCAGCAACCATATAACAAGTCTTATGGCTTAATTGGCAGGTTTTTTAAGAAATTCTTCGCCAGAGAAGTTGAAGATTTCCGAGATGACCAATACGTAGACCCTACTACCAAGAGAAAGGTAGCTGCTCCTAAGCCGATGCAGGGGGACGCTATTCAGTCCAAAGAGGTTATTAAGGTTGCCTCTGAGTTTAATCACGAGAAAACATTCTACCCAATCTTACCCCAGGTAGAGCATGATCGCAAGAAGAGGTACAAAGAATATGAAGATATGGATGGGTACCCAGAGATTTCTTCAGCTTTCGATATCTACAGTGATGATTGCACCCAAGAGAACATAGACGGAACTCCTTGGAAAATTGTGACCGACGATGAGATGGTTAAGACGGAGATCTCTAAGATGTTTGATCAGGTCAACATGAGTAGGTATCTCTGGGATATCTCAAGGAACGTGGTCAAGTATGGTGATATGTTTATTGAGTCGATCATTGATCTCAATAATGCAAAGCGTGGTATTCAAAGAATTAAAATCCTTAACCCTGCTTACATCTTTAGAGTAGAAGATGAGTTTGGTTACTTAAGAAACTTCATCCAGGAAGTCCCAAAGAAGAATGACTGGTCAAGCTACGGAAGTATTGGTCCGAGACTTGACGATACTCATATGATTAATCTCGACCCAGGTCAGATCATTCACTTTAGACTTCATACGTCGGATCCAACTCACTACCCTTACGGTAAGTCGATTGCCGCCGCTGCTAGAGTAACCTATAAGAGCCTTAAGATGATGGAAGATGCAATGCTTATCTACCGTCTGGTTCGTGCTCCTGAGCGTCGTATTTTCTACATTGACACTGGCTCGTTACCTGCTTCTAAGTCCGAGATGCACATCAAGAAGCAAATGGACAAGTTTAAAAAGCGCAAGAGCTACAACGCTCAAACAGGCAATATTGAAGAAAACTTTAATGCTCTTGCTGCTGATGAGGACTTCTACATCGCTGTTAATGGTAAGGGTTCCGGGACAAAGATTGACACGCTGAAGGGTGCTGAGAATTTAGGCGAAGTTGATGATGTGAAATACTTCAGAGACAAACTGCTTGCCGCACTTAAGATTCCGAAGGACTACATTGTTGAGAAAGACAATGCTCCTGAGCGAAAGGCTAATCTCTCTCAGTTAGATGTAAAGTTCTCCAGAGTCATCACTAGAATTCAAAAATCTATTGAAATTGGGCTTGAGACACTGGCAAAGCGTCACTTAATCCTAAGGGGATTCCCCAGTGTTCTAATTGACGAAGTGAAGATTAAGTTGCCCGCCCCTTCGGATATGGCAATTAAAAGGCAGCTTGAGACCGATGAACAGAAGACTCGTATCGTTCAAGCTGTTAAGAGCTTAAATATCTTCCCAATGAAGAAGATTTACAAAGACTACTATCAACTTGCGGACAACGAGATCGAAGAGATTGAAAATGGCCTACAGGAGGACATGAACAGTCCTGTCTTTGGGCAAGCAATGATGGCAGCACAAGGTGCTGGTGGTGTACCCCCTGAGGAGGGTGCAGAACCCGAGCAGGCCCCAGTTGCGGAATCTGAGGACTTAGACTTTGATTCCATGAAGTCACTGGCTCTTGAGGCGGGTTGTGACGATGAATTGCTAGTTCTTTTGGAATCCTTCGAGGCTAAGAAGCATTTTAACAAACAAGACGACGAACAGCAGTCTAAATAATTTGGATGAAGCTTATATATCATGTTAACGAACCTTATTGAAAATCGTGGCAAAGAGTTCAGTAACCTAATTAAAATTGGTGATTACTTAGCTAGAACTTTAAGAGAAAACGTCGAGATGTTCGGCGTTGAGGATGGTGTAGTCACTTACTTGACTGAAAGTGGTGATGTGATTAGTGGTAAATACTCCTTTACTCCGACTCTCAAGCTTTCCAAAATTCAAGTTGAGGATGCTAGTGTCCTAGAGGATAAAAAGATATATGAGTCCTCAGTCACTGATAAAGTATCGAACTTGCTCTCTAATCTTTTAGAGGATGACT